AAGGCAAAAGTTATCTACAGAGGAGAGGATGTAGAGCTAGAGAAAGTTGAGGTCGATGAAGTAGTGAGTGTCATAAATAATCCGCAGATAGGATTCGCGTCATTCACTAAGAAAGCGTACTTGGATTATATTGCAGACGTAAGAAAGAAAGCCGAGGAGAAGAAATAAGCTTTTAGGTAGTGAGCCTCCGAGTGAGGCTCACCCCCAAGAATTTATTAACAACCTATATTATGGGATTACACGGTAAAAGTGCGTCAATTATGACGCAGAAAACAACATCAGGAGTTGGTACTGCTATTAATGTGCAGAAATATGAGAGGGTAGTTTTAACAATTATAGGAGAAGGCACAATAACTGCGGCTTTGGAGATATTGGGTACACAGGAAACAGGGCTAACAGACCCTATTACGGATTGGACAACTCCTAATTTAACTAATCCTGTTTCGCCTGTATTTTGTGTAAATCAGGATTCGGGTTCAAGTGTAGAGGGTTCAACAGGTATTGCATTTTCAGGTACAGCAGCAGTTAGACAGTATATCCTTAATACTGAATGCTTATCGTGGCTTAATGCGAATTTATCAGCGATCAGTGGTGCGGGAGCGAAGATGACGGTTAAGGTACGAGGTGTAACACTTAATTATCACTAACATAATAATTCAATGAACTTTTTTAAAAGGCTTATCGGCTCAATTTTAATTGCAATGCTTATTCCAGGTATTGCAATGGCTGATTGGTCATTCCCTCGGTATTGGGAGAATGTAGAAGGAACAGACTATATTCTAACAACACAGGACGACACTGGTACTCGATATGATATAGGTGATTCTACTCATACAGTACCGAATGTGCACATGGAGAACGCTTATATATACGGGCTTTTATACGTGGGCGGGCTTGCAGGTTCAGATATTGATTTCATGGGATATAATGCTTTAAATGTAGGGGCATTAACGGGTTCAGGTACAGTTTTACATATAGGCACGGGTTCAATAGCTTCTAGTTATAGTCTATCTTCACAATCTGATTTATTGGTTGAAGGTGATTTAGAAGTTGATGGAGTAACTTATATGGATTCAGGGTTTACGGCAGTTGGTACTGGGACAATAACTGATGATGTAGTGTTTGGTTCAGATATAACAGTTACAGGGACAGGAACATTTGCGACTATTACAGATAGTGTGTTATCAATTACAGGCGGTGCAATAACAGCCTTAAGTTCAATTACAGATGGTGTGGCTTCATGGGCTTCAAATAGCCTTTCGGGGTTTGTCAATATAACAGCAACGGGTACGGGTACTTTTGCAAGTGGTAATTTTGGAGATGGTAATATTTTTAATGTAGGCGATATTGCGGTTGATTCTGTTTCTCCTGATAATACAAACATCTCAATTACGATTGATTCAGGTGAGCTAGGTATAGGCGATGGTACATATTCTTGGACTCATAGTCCGAATGTAGGTATTGAAGGTAATCTTGAGGTTGATGGGATTATATATGCGGATGGGAATGTTATTGTGTCTTCGGCCTCTACGTTTGAAATGTCCAATGCAGGAGCTATGAGATATGGAGCAGATGATGGATGGAGATTTACAGTTAACGCAAATGCCAATGTTGGAAATCAAAATTTTATTTTTACAGCATATCCTAATAAAGAAAAAGATCACGACCACGATGAATTAAGTACGAATCCGACTGTTTGGGTTCATAGTGCAACAGACCCCGACACAGACAACCTTCAATATTTGAATTTTTATCACGACACAGCTAATCCAAGATTTAATTCAGGCAAGGGATATTTTACATTTGGGAACAACTCGACAAGCCGCAGTCTCACGGGGACAGGAGACGTTGTTGTTTCTGGAAGTTTAGAAGTTGATGGATGGGTTTATGCAGATAGTCGATTTGTTGTGAATAAAGCGGGGAATGGGACTTTCTTCTTCGGACAGATAAACGGATCTGATTATTGGAAGATGGGTGCGACTGCGGATGATGGAGTATTCTTGGCTGTAAATTCTACGAACGGACAAGGGAATAATAACTTTGTCTTAATGTCTTCGAGTAATACTGGAGATGATTATGGACATTCGCCTGGTTCAGCCAATCCGACCTTTTGGATACATTCTGAAACACCTGCTGCAACCGCAACCGACGAATGGTTGAGTATTTCGTTTGACCCTTCTATCCCTGGTGGTGTTGTTGCAACTGGGACAGGAACGGTTAGGATTGACTCAACTTTGAGTTTTGAGGCTTCTTCTGATACTGCACAAGCGAATGATTCAACTATTACTTGTGCGAATGGAATTATGAGAATTGTAGGTGATGGAGGTGCTACAGTATTGGATACTGACCCTGCTATTGCAGACGGAGCGACAGACGGACAAACTTGTATTATAGAAGGGACTTCCGAAGTTAATACGGTTCAAGTTGATGATGGCAATAATATTGAATTGAATGGCGGTGTAGCATTTATTTTCGGGCAAGGTGATACGTTGTGGATATATTGGGATGAAGGTGATTCGACTTGGTACGAAATGAGCAGAAGCGATAACTAAAATTTATAATCAACTTAAATACTATGAAAAACTTTCTAAAAAATGTCTTTATAGGACTTATTGCTTCATTATTGGTAGTTAGTCCTACTTATGCAATTTCTATAGGTGGAGCAGGGAGTAGTAATGGAGATCAATATGTGGGGACAGGTATGTATCTCGATGATGTGCCTTTTACTATGGGCGCAAGCGAAGATTCTGTAATTTCCTGGAATAGAGATCAAACAATAGGAGAAACCCTTGTATGGGGGCTTGGGAATTTGAGCAATACACTTATTTTCACTCAGGCTCAATATATTAGTAGCAATCTTGGCTATCCTGGCCAAGCAGACCCTACAGTTACAATATTTTCTGCAACTGATCCCGCAACTGCAACAGATCAATGGTTAAGTATGACGTATGAAAGTGCGAGTGGAATAGGATTGATGAAAACAGGCACAGGCTCATTGGTGTTTGCTCCTGCTACAATAACGCAAATAGGTACTGGACATACGCCTAGTAGCTTGACTGGCATAGCAGATTCTATGCTCATTGGTGGAGAGCTTGAAATTGATGGTACTGTTTATTTCGATGGTACTGTTGTGTCGGGTAGCGGATTTGTGCAAACAGGTACAGGCTCATTCGGCTCTATAACAATCGGTGGTAGTGTTGCGGACAATGCTACAGGAAGCGGTAGTTTATTTGTTTCAGGAGACGCAGAAGTCGATGGTACTTTCTATTCTGATGGTGGCATTGAAATCGCTTCTAATGAAGAATTAGGGCTTGGTAATCTACCAAATTCAATATTCAAATGGGATACTACACAAAATAGCAGCACTACTCCTACTGTCGTATGGGGTATTGGAAATAGTGCAAAATCTGTTATTTTGACAACTCTTGATAAGAGTGATAAAGATTTTGACCACGCCGCAGAAGGTGATCCGACATTATTCATACAGTCATATACTGACCCTGATACAGCAAATGACGAATGGGGGTCACTTTCTTATGATCCGAATGGTGGAGCAGGATATTTCGAGCTTGCCACAGGTTCAGGTTATGTTAGTGTTGGAGCGGGCGCGGCTGATTCTTTTGATGGTGATGTTGGCGATTTATTTGTTAAAAGTGAGCTAGAAGTGGATGGAACGGCTTATTTTGATGGATTAGGCATATTCGCTACTGATGTAAAGTTGGAAGACGATGTGACTATTAGCTTTGGGGACAATGCTGATTCGCTTTTGGACTGGAGTACGGCACAAGCAACAAACAATACCTTGGTGTGGGGGCTTGGGGACGGCTCAAAATCCATAGTGTTCACAACAGAACCTAATATAAACAAAGACTTCGATCACGTTGGGCAATCCGACCCTACTATATTTTTGCACTCGGGGACTGATCCTGATACAGCAAATGATGAATATTTAAGTATGTATTATGATCCTAGTGCACCTAGTGGAGGGACTGCATATATGTCTACAGGAAGTGGCTCGCTTATAATCAATCCTTATACTGTAACAATTATCGGTATGCCTTCTGTCCCGCCAGATCATATAACAAGTATATCCAATTCTTTGTTTTTAGTTGGTGCACTTGAGTTAGACAATATATTGTACGCAGATGACGATTTTAATTTAGCTGGTACAGGCGCTTTTGCAGGTTCTCAAATTGTAGGTACTAAAACTATTAACACAGCGACTTATACAGTTTTGACTACTGATTACTTCTTGAATGTCCAATATACGCTAACGGGTACAGGTACATTAACTTTGCCAACTGACATTACAGATGACGGTAGAACGCTACACATAAAAGATTTTGGAGGTAATGCAGCTACGTATCCAATAATTATTGAAACGGAAGGAGCAGAGCAAATAGATGGTGCAGCAAACTTTACTATATCTGAAGACTTTGATTCGATTGGTTTAGTTTCTGATGGTTCAGGTTGGTATGTATTTTAACTAAATTTATAAAATTATGAGAAACTTCTTCAACTTATTCTTATCGGCGATTATATCTATTTTAGTTATTACGGGTGTGGCATATGCCGCATATAGCTCACATTCTTTTGAAAAAGATGGTGTTTATGCTTATGTCTCTACCCCTGCGGCTACTACCACAACAACCGGCGCAGTCTATTATCGTCTTGAGGGAATTTTCACTAATGAAATATTGGAAAATTGGGTTTTAGCAGGTGATCCACTTTCTATAACTTATGACGGAGCTAGTACTCGATATTTTGAAATTGAAGTACACGCAAACTTGACAAGTGATACCAATGGCACAACATCGACTATAGCTATATATAAAAATGGTGTATTACAGCCTAATTCCCTTATGGATATTTATATGAAGACATTAGGCGAATCATATACAGTATCTTTAAATGATGTACTTGCTATTGAAAATGGGGATTATATAGAAATCTATATTAAAAGTGATAAGGCGGGTGCAGAAATCACAGCTAACACGCTGACGACATCAGCGCAAACATTTTTCTATTAAAAGCATTTATACTTTAACCGCACAAAAAATGGAAAAACTCAAAATAATCGGTATATGTGCTGTTGTAGCCATTGTAACGATTCTAGGCACTCTAGGTGTCTACACAGCGTTAGAAGAGCGACAGGCGGAAAAGACAGCCGAATTTGAGGCGCAATTAGTAGAAGCGTATCAGCAAGGGCAATTAGATGTTGTTGAGTATCTCAAGACAACAGATGTGGATGTATGCGATGAGAACGAGAACTGTATAACTATAGGAGTAATTGAACCCATAACCGAAATAACAAATGAAGAAGTCGAGTAAAATAATTGGCGGCGTTGTAACAGGATTAACTATTGCGGGATTAGCAATAGGCTCGGTTGCGAATCCTCATGCGGGAGAAGCATTATGTAAGCAAGGCGAATATCAGATTGATGATGTATCTATTGAAACAGAAGTAGGGAATAGTAGACAGTCTTTTTGTCTTAACCAGAAAGATTTTGATTTATTGAAAGAACAGCTTGCAAAGGAGATTGCTGAAAATAGTAAGGCTGGATATGGGAATGGAGGATTTGATGTTGATCCCGAAGATTTATGGCTGGCTTTAGAAATAGCAAATGAGGAGCTTAAGAGCCGAGGAGTATATAACGAGGAGGATTTTTTATTATATGCAATAGAGCGCAATCCTGACGAAACAATAACAAACGAACTTCTCCACCAGGAGATTATCGATTTATTTAATTAACCCCTATCAAAATGGAACAGATTATCGCAGTATTACTAGGTTTTGTAGCTTCATGGCTACAAGGTGGTAAGCTTAAGAGCTTAAATTTGAGCGATAAAGCCACCTCTCGCTTGCGTTTTGTAGTTTCCTTAGTTACACCCCTGCTTGCTGGCTTTGCACTCCATTACGGCGATTTTATGCTAAATGGTGAGTTTAATTGGGCAGAGGTGTTTGCTAACTTTGGCTTGATGTTTGCAACTTCGCAAACTTATTACAATACTTATTTTAAACACAAAGAATAATGGAGCAAACTGCATCATCGCTTATCGAACTCGGAAAGTACGGAACAATTGGTGTAATGCTCGCTCTGATTCTCTTATGCGCTGTTACGATTTGGATGTTATGGAAGATGGCTTGCAATCATATTGAGCATAGCAATCAGATATTCGGAGAAAATACAAAGGCTTTAACACAGTTAATAGATTCTCAACGCTCAAACACAACAGCTCTTAATCGCTTAATTGACAAATTATAATGTATACAACGGTAACAAAAGTCAGGCAGGCGGGAGGATATGTAGGGAATAGTAATATTTCTGATTCTTATATATCCGGCTTAATCCGAAGAGGTGATAATTTTATTGATAGTGTAATTAGCAATGTTTATACACTCCCTCTCCCGAAGTATTATGAGCAGGCTATTGTATTTACAGGTACAGGTGCAGGTTCGGCGAATATGACTATTACTATTGATGGAAGTAATTATGTGGTTGCTGTTACGAATGGTATGACTGCTTCAGAGGCGGCCGATGCTTTTAGAACGGCTGCCAGTGTATCGAGTAATACGAGTTTTGTTACTGATGGGCTTGGTTCAGGTGCTACTGTTACAATTCATAACTATTCGCAGGAAAGTGATTCTGATGAGGTTACTATTACTTCAACAGACCCTCAAACAGTACAAGGTATAACTGCAACAGGGGGTACTGTTACGGAAGTTTCGATACCTACCCTTGAATGGTTGTCTACACAACACGCAGTTGCACAGCTTCATATAGACGATTATGGAGCTGAATCACAAGATACTGATAAGGATGGTTTTAAGCGTATGGCTAAGGTTGAGGAAGTTTTAGATGGTATTAAGAATAAGGACGAATCGTTATTTGATTTTGCTAAGAATATATTACCTGTAGGCACAACTCAACAGCTTCGATATGCGCCTACTTCGACAACAGAGGATGAGTATGGGACTACTATGAAGGCTAAGTTTACTATAAATAAGAAGTATTAATGGATTTTTCTCTTAATCTTAATGGCGATAAGCGATTGATCAAGAAACTCGATAATATAAGTGATTCAATTAAGGACTTCAAGAAGCCACTCAAGGAAACAGGTAATCTCATAGTAGAGGAGGTAGACAAACAGTTTGAAACGGAAGGTAGTCGATTAAATAAGAAATGGAAGGCACTTAAATCGGCAACAGAAGCACAGAAACGAAGAGCGGGATATGGTTCAAAGGGAATACTGGAGAGGACAGGAGCATTAAGGAAGAGTTTTAAGGCGGCAGTAGATAGGTTCAAAGTTACAGTATCGAGCAAGTCTAGTTATTACAAATATCATCAGCGAGGGGATAGGCCACAGCCTAAGAGGACAATGCTTACATTATCAGAGCGATTGAAACAGGATATAGTCGAAATATTTCATAAGTATATAAGAAAAGTTATCAATGAATGAACTCTTATCAGCACTGAAAACAGTTGTAGAAACTGCTCTAGGCGATACATATACCTATTACATAGGGAAAGTGGCTATACCTTCACAGAGTAATCTTCCTTTGGTTACTTTTTATCCTATTTCGATGAATCAATCTCATAGTGGTACTGTTAAGGATAGAGTGGAATATGAGATTGCAATTGAGGTGTTTCTTAATATGAAGCAATATTTTGATAACGAGAACGGAGAAGGGCAGGAGAATGAAACAGTTGAAGCATTGGTTAATATTGTTGAGGATAGGGAAACTGATGGAGATGCTAAGGCGAATACGCTTGTTAATCTGATTAATTCAAATATCAATCTTACAGATACGGTATTATATACCGATAATATCAACGTGGAGTATGAACCTTACTACGACACAGGAGAATTTCCTGTTGCTAAGGTATTGGTAACATTCTCCGCACATCATTTAGTCAATAGAACATAACCCTTTTCAAAAATGACTACAGAACCAAAATTTATAGAAACAACTGACGATGCAGGTCGAGTCGTCAAGGTTGAGGTTGTCCATGAGAAAGTAGAAAAGAAAAAGAAAAAGAAGAAAGAGGAAGAATAATTTTTATCCTATAACTAACTTATACAATGAGCGACGCAGGAAAATATTCCAAACTCGGACATGCGGTACTAAGTAAGGAAGCAACTGCAGGGACAGCTATATATCCTGCAACCTTCTTTGAACTTCTATCCGAGAGTATGCTCCCTAATTGGGATCATTCAGATTCATCACCTATTGCCGATCACAGATCGAAACATTTTAGACCAGTTAAGAATAAGGTTGGGCCATTTGTTGGCAATATAGTTGTTAATGTTGAGCCTAAGACTTTCGGACATTGGTTAACAGGTCTATTAGGCGAGGCAACAGATTATACACTTGAGGCGGATGCAAGTTATGACCATTATTTCACACCACTTACAACACTCGAAACATATACGATTGATATTAGTCCTGCTGATGAGGATTATGTTGAGAGATATTTCGGTGTTCGTGTAGCAGGTGTTGATTTCTCTATTAACGAGAACAAATTACAAGCGAATATCTCATTATCAGCACAAAGGATATTTCAGAATGCTCGTGTAACTACAGAGGCTTCAAGTGGTACTACTTTAGCAGTTGATCAAACAAGTGGTATTACTACATCGGACACAATTATTGTTTTAAATGCTTCTACAGGGGCTTCGATTGCCGAATACACCGTTACTTCGGTTGATTCGGAAACACAGCTTACAATCTCTGAAATTAGCGATACGCTTGCTGTGGATTCGATTGTTGTGATTAAGAAACAAACACCTTCTTATTCGCTAGGTTCAGAGATGATATTTAGTGGAGGTGCTTCTGTTGAATTGGCGAATGGTACTAATGGAATTCATAATCCAACAGCAATTACTAATGTTGAGGACTTTAAAATATCTATCAAGAACGATTTAGAGCCTAAATGGGCTGCAACAGGTGCGGATGTAGTTGACCGTATGCCTTCTAATATCCTTGTAAAAGGGATAGAGGTTACAGGTACTATGTCGAACTTCCATGTTGACCCTAAGTATCTTGATATGCTTCGGGAAATGGAGCAGGTATGTTTACGATTTAAATTCGAGAATTCGGATGATTTGAATTCAAGCACAGCAGAAGCGGCAAGTGCAACTGTTGAAACTGATGGTAGTGATACGCTTACTGTTGCTTATGATACTGCGGGGGATGCCGGGAATGATTTATGTATTGATATAGTACAAGGCACAACTACATTATCAGCAGCAGTTTCAGGGCAGGTTATTACTGTTACATTATCAGCAACACCAGCACAGAATACAACTACGCTTGTTGCGGCTGCTATTGATGGGCTTACTGATATTAGTTGTAGCGATGAAGGTACTGATCTTGTAACAACGACTGATAATGCGGATAGGATTAGGCTTGCAACTGGTCGTGATGCTGCAGAGCCTTCTATGCTACAGATTGATTTACCGTATACTGTCTTTGACCCTTTCAATGCGAATATGGGTGAGGATGATATTGTAATGGAAGAGATTAACTTCACTGCTTATCGTGATAATAATGATGAGCATGATGTATTTGTAAGATTAAGAAATTCGACTAGCGATTACTAGTCGTGGCGGGGGAGGATAGAGTTTGGGCTTTTCTCCCCCGTTCCCAAACACCCAAACATTTTATAACCTAAACAAACTGAACAATGGAGGTCAAAATCTCAAATGGAGTAATCACTATTAAGGATTACTTTCCAAGAAAAGCAAAGAAAGCTTATAATAAGGCTTTATATTCGGGTATTACAATGGACACCGATAAGAATTTATCAGGATTGTCGTTAGGCAATACTGATAATGCTAACGATGCTTTAATGATTAATATGATTGAGAAAATAGTTATTGATGGCAAGGATGCGCCCGTTGCAATTGAAACCTTAGACGAGATGAAGTCATCTGATATTGATGAGCTTATTAGAGCAATCAATAAGGTAACAAAAGAGGCAATCCCAAACGAATAGGGGAGGAGTTGCGATTGCATTTAAAGAATCCGACTAATCATGCGCCTCCTCCCGAATATGTAGAAATGAAGTTATGCGAAAGATTTAGTTGTTTACCTCGAGAACTCGATCTCCAAGATAATTACATAATAGAAGTATTTAGATATATGTTAGCAGTAGAAGCGGAAATATATCGAGCGAAACAGAATAATCCGAGGCAGTTTAAGAAACCACAATTCCGTAAACGTATGTAATGGCATCAGAAAAATTAGACATAGTAGTACATTTAAAAGATAAGGCTTCAAAAGAATTATCAGGATTAAAAAGAGCCTTTAATAATTCTTATGAAGATATTATCAGAACAGCAAAACGTGCTGCAGTAGCGATCGGGGTTGCTGCTACTGCAATAGCGGCAGTGAGTATTAAATTAGCTTCTGATGCAGAGGAAACACAGTCTAAATTCAATACTGTATTTTCTGGTATGGAAGTGGATATGAATATGTGGGCGGAGCAATTTTCTACTGATGTTGGGCGAGCAAGGCAAGATATTAAGGCGTTTTCGGCAGGTATAGCCGATGTTTTAAAACCGATGGGGTTACAAACTAATGCGGCTGCTGAAATGTCGCAACAAATGGTTGAGCTTGCTCTTGATGTAGCTTCTTTTAATAATCGTCAAGATGCGGATGTTATACATGCTTTTACTTCTGCTCTTACAGGTGAGAGGGAGAGTTTGAAAACTTTAGGTATAGTTATTAATGAAGCTGATGTTAAACAGGAAGCTTATAGAGCGGGATTGGTAGAGGTGGGGGCAGAATTAACAAAAGAAGCCAAGGCACAAGCAACAGTCAATCTTTTATTTGCAAATTCAAAAGATGCTCAAGGTGATTTAGAAAGAACATCAGGGAGTTTTGCTAATCAAACTAAAAAACTAACATCTACTTTAAAGAATTTAGGGGAAGACATAGGTAAAGTATTATTACCAAATGCTACTAAATTAATTACGAGTTTTTCAGAAACTATTGATGAGATGGGCGGTACAGAGGAAATTGCAAAACGATTACAACCTGCATTAGAGCAACTTACGGATGCTTTTATGGGAGCGGCTGATCAATTACTAAGTTTATCAACGGATGCTTTACCAAAAGCAATTGGAATGTTTGAGAATCTTGTACGAGCGATTACTCCTGTATCAGATGCTCTTATGTTTTTATTTAATGCTGCTGATTCTGTTATCGGATTATTTAAGCACGATTTCCCTGTTGTAGCCGAAAAGATGGGGGAAACTACGCAAACCTTTGTAGATGGTACGTTGAAAATGGAAACTTATGTTAAGGCTTCCAATAAAGTTGGACTCTCAACAGAGGAAGCGGCAACAAGAATTAATGATTATTCCGAAGCTTTTGGAGGATTAGAGGCTGCTGGAGCTGCCCTTAATATGAGTCTTGATGAGATGAATAAAATATTAGGGAATACAGTTGATGATACCGAGGAATTTGTTAATACTGTTTCAGGTGGTGGTGGGAGTGCTTCTCAATCAGTTAAGGATTTCACATCAGATATTGATGATTTAATTGAAGGGTTTGAAGAAATGCAGGAGAAAGGAAGTGAGAAAGCTCTTGAGCTTGCACTCGATTTTGAAACTGCAATGACTGATATTGATAATGCGATTTCTGATATTGATAAATCGCTTGCTGATTTACAAGAAAGATTTGCATCGGAAACAAAATCACAGAGCGAAGATTTTGCTTCGGCAGTTGTGGAATCGGAAGAAAAGGTTGCTGATTTACAGGCGGAGATTGCAGAAAAGAAAGCTGCTTTAGCCGAAGAAACAGACGAAGATAAAATAGCAAGTGGGCAGGCTTATATAGATGAATTACAGACACAGCTTGATAAGGAATTGGAAGCACGAGAAGCGTTAAAAGATCAAATACTTGCACATGAAGAAGAAATTTCAGAGGTAAAACGATTTAATGGACTTACGGAACTCGAGCAGGCTTATGAGAAATTCCAAGAAGAACGACAGGCTTCTATAGATACTTTTGAGGAAGAAAAGTTATTGCTCGAAGATAAACGACTTGCTTACGAACAGAGTAAAAAAGATTTAATCGCTTTGGCGGATGAAATGTGGATAGAAATTGGAGGATTACAGAATAAAGCGAATATAACTTATGGAGCTTTTCTTAATAGCCGTGAAGAAATTACGCAAGGGTTTGTTGATAAAACAAAAGCACAGCTTGAGGAGCTTGAGGCTATGTTCAATAAAATTGATAGCTTACAGTCATTTTCTGATGGTAGCATGGTTCAAGGTTTTGCTGATGGTGGGGTTGTATATGCTCAAGATGGATATAGGGCAAAGGGAACAGATACTGTCCCGGCTATGCTTACTCCTGGCGAAGTTGTATTATCAGCAGCACAACAGAAAAATATTGCTGGGCGATTGGGAGGCGGGAATATTATTATCAATAATCCTGTTGTATTAAAGCCTTCGGATATAGTTGATATGATAGGCGACCCTTTAATAAAAGAATTTAGTAAACATTCAGCTTTCGCATAATGTATTTTCTTTATATAAATGATACGGATACAACAGATTATCTCGAAAGGGAGTCTGTTGGTATACTTGAACAATTACAACAAAGGTCGAATATCCTGTCATTTGATTTATTATCAGGTGTTACACGTCCTTCAAATGAACAGGATGTGAAGTTATTTGATGGTGTTTTTCTTACTGCTAATCTTGCTTCGCATATTCTTACTGTTACAGATACCTTTGAGAAAACGAATAAGTTTAGAGTAGGTGATAAGTTATATCTTGGTATAGGGGAATCAACAGAGGAAACAGTAACAATAACGGCAATAGATCATGATAATAATCAGATTACTATATCAGGTGATTTAAATGCTCATAGTACAGGTGAAAGGGTTGGCAAGTTATGTTTTGGCGGTACTATTGCCGAAATGGAGGATTATAATTTAGACCATAATACAAGTTCTTTATTCTACAGAATAACTTGTTATGATTATACTCGTGCTTTAGATTCGCAATTATGGAATGAATCTTATACAAGCAAAGACCCTCGGTATATCATAATAGATCGTATTAATAATGTTACGAATGTTAATAACAGTATTGATACGATGGATTATGATGACAATGCAGCAATCCAGGCTGAATGGTTGGAAACAGGAGATGGTGATAATCCGACTATTGATTCAAGTAATTATGTAGTGGGGGATGCTTCGGGAGTATTATCATGGACTAATTCAGGGGGTACGGCTACTTTTACAGCTTCTCCTACCAGTAGAGATTTATCCGATTACACAGGTGCAGCTTCGGGTGCGCCTACAGAGGGTAATTTAACCTTATGGATTGACCCTGTTGATAGTAGTGTTATTACTTCTGTTAAAGTGCGTATAGGTTCTGATGCTTCACATTATCTTGAACTTACCGTAACGCTTGGGGAAAATGGTGATTTCAGTTTCGATAATATGCCTCTTAAGGATGGTTCTGTTACAGGAACACCTGATTGGACTGCTGTTGATTATATAGCGATTATAGTTACTGAAACAGATGATGGTTCGATTAAAGTTAATGATATTCGAGTAACCGAGGAAGGAAGTTTTACAATGTATGGCTTAGAGCCGGGGATTTCGATGGATGATTATAGGATTTCTTTTAAGAAGCCTACTAAGGTTATTCAGGATTTAGCGAGGATTAATCAGAAGTATTGGTATATTGATTATGAGAAAGATATTAGATTTTTCGACCAGGAAACTTTAGAAGCTCCTTTTGAGATTGATGTTGATACAGGTTCAGAGAATTATAGCGGGTTGATTATTACTCCCGACACCTCAATGCTTAAGAATCGACAGATTGTTAGGGGGGGTACTGAAACATCAGATTCAGCATCGGCTATTATCAGAAAAGGGGATGACAGTACCGAGCAATGGGATTTAGAGAAGTTTTTTAGTGACCTTACAGTAACAGTTGATGATAATTCGGTTAATCATGCAGCCGAAGTAGGTACAACAACAACTAATATTAAGATTACAGGGCATGGATTATCGGTAGGCGATCATGTGACTAATCGAACACGGGGAGTTTGGAGGAGGGTCGATGAGGTAGTTGATAATGATAATATTACAGTTAAGGCGGTAACAGGGCAGGTTGCAACAGATACTATTTCTTATTATTCGGAAGCTAAAACAGCGGGTATAGAGAATATAGATGATGAAACTTCTTATGATTATATGTATAATTATAACGAGAAAACAGTTAGGGCTTCTTCGGGAACTGCTGTTTTGACTTCATCTGAATATATAAGGTTTGAATTTTATGAGAAGATTCCTATTAGAGTTTCCCATCAGGACAACCCGTCTATATTTGCGATGCAGACTCTTGTAGGTGGTAAAGGAATAGTTGATGGTGATGTTATTACGGATACATCAATTAATGATAGGGCAACAGCACGAGCGATTGCGGAAGCGGAGGTTACTCAATATTGCAATGCGATTATTAATGTTTCTTTTGTTACAGATCAGGAAGGATTGAAGGCGGGGCAACTCATTAATATTACTGATTCTAATCGATCGCTTTCATCGGAACCTTTTTTAATACAGAAGGTTAAGCGTAATGTAATAACGGGGGAGTATGGCGATTATAATGAATATTCGATCAAGTGTGCGAGTACATTATTCGGTATAATTGAATTTTTTCAAAAGCTACTCGCTCAAGGTGATGAGATTAATGTTGATGAGAATGAGGAGGTTGATCTTATTGTAGGGGAGAATGTTGAGGTTACTATTACGGATTCAAATGCTTATGAGGCAACGGAAACAGTAACGGAAACACCTACTGTAACAGTAACGGAAACAGATAATAGCGTAACCGAGAAAGATATAAGTGCAACTAAATATAAATGGCAGCCTGATGCTTCTGATGCACGATATAATTTAGCCGAGTGGGGGTAGTGTTTTATTTTTTTTTAGTCTATAATTAAAATGTATGATAACAAAACAGGCAAACAAAATTAATCTTAAGGAAGCAAGCGCACAGACCGGTATTATCGGTAAGCATAAGTTTTCGGTATGCGACGTTCGTCATCCTAAGGTTGAGAAACTAGAGCAGGAAATACTGCATACTATTCGTTCGGTAATACCAAACGATGAGAAGTATAACTTATTATCGCAATTATACGCTGAAATACGCCGTCTAACGAGCGTTAGGGAGTTAGTGCTATCTAATATCATTCCGACTGTTGGAAGGGCTGTAATCGCACAAAGATTAGCTTCTACGAATACTTATACTTTGAATGTTAACTATGGAGCGGTTGGGGATGATAATACGGCGGTTGCGAATGGTGATACTGCTTTAGGGAACGAGGTGTATCGTAAGGCAATTTCTTCTTATACGAGTTCAAATAATATTGCATATTTAAGTCAGTTTTATGCTTCAACAGATTTTAATGATACGATTGAGGAGTTCGGATGGTTTATTGATGGTGGTGCGGGGGCTGATACAGGACAGTTATTCTCGCATTTTCTTACAACAACCATAGCGAAGTCAGCAACGGAAACTTTGACAATCGAATCAAGTTTGACAATTTCGTAGGCTGTATTATAATTTAACATTTAATGTTATGCATTGGTCTAAAGACCCTAAACAACGAGAAGAGGTATTGAAGAAAATCAGCAATAAGTTAAAAGGCAGAACCTCACCGCGTAAGGGCATTGTAATGTCTGAAAAGCAAAAAAAGAAAATCAGTAAATCGAAAATTGGCAAGCCTAATTTTAAAAAGCGAGCGAAGATTAATAAAGCATTAGTTTGTAAATTGTATAAAGCAGGTGATAGTAGTCCTGTATTAGCTAAAAAATTTGGTGTAGCCTCAATAACTATACGTAGGATTTTAGAAGAGCATGGCATTAAAATAAGAAGTTACCGAGAAATGACATTAAATGCTATTAAACAAGGTCGAAACTCTAATAGCGAATTACAAAGAAAGACTGCTAGCAAGCTTTGGACTGGCAAAGGCAATCCTCGATATAGGCATGGTAAAAACAATGGATATAAAATGATTAAGGTTGACAACAAATGGATACCAGAACATCGATATATTATGGAAGAACATCTTGGCAGAAAACTAGAGAAGAACGAAGTTGTCCATCACATGAATTTTGATAGACATGACAATCGTATAGAGAATCTTGAAGTTATGACTATTGCAGAGCATATTAGTTTACATAGGAAAATTGATGGCTTGAATCCGATGAAGTGTAAATTGCTTTCTATTTCATAAACCCAAACATGATGAACTCTAAAACTCTCAAGGAGAATATCGAATTAAGATTTCACGAGGAAACGATGGAGCTGACTATCAATATTTCTGCACAGGCACATCTTCTTGTAGATAATATGCCGAACTTCAATAAAGCAGATTTTGCATTATGGTGGTGGAATCAACAAAGACAGGTCGGCTCAAACAATATTCTAGAATATTTATCTTATAAAAAAAGGCTTGTCGAAACGGAGCGACTAATGAAAGAACAGGCTGAAAAACAAACTAAAAAATAAATTATGGCTACAAGTAGCGCAGTAATTGCGGGTGATGATATATTAGCAAGTGATTATAATGACTTGCGGACAGATGTTTTAGCTACGCATGACCACGAAGGGACAGATGGCCAGAAGCTAGAATTCAACTCATGTTTTGATACAGCGATCACTGCGACTGAAGCGGAAATAAATCAGCTTATTGCCGGTATAGCTGCTACTTCAACACAAGCGACTTTAGATGCGTTAATGGATAAGACTGTAAATATTACTTCGCATGGACACGATAGACCTATCCGGGATGTCGTGCAGCTTATGACAAGTGGCACTGCGCTTGCTAGATATGGAGCAGGTGGCCCGATGGGGGCAAGTATGAATGATTCTGCCGATACTATCGTGGAAACAGTCAGGTCGTTATATAGGCCAGTAGGATATAACATTTCTTCAATGAAGTTTTATTTTATTGGTGCAGCCAATTTATCTGCTAACCTAAGACTAGATTTCAATGGTGGTAGTTGGAAAGACGATAACTCGATTGCAAATGATGTTGTTGGTGCTACTACTTATGCTGTTACCGTTGGAGCGATTGGCGAGGTTGAGGTTGTCGACATACCATCGAGTGCTTATGCAAGTTGGGATACTGGAGAATATTTCCACTTAACTATACAGAGGACAGCGACGCATATTGACGATACCTATAATGCAAATGTATTCGCTGTTCTATTAGAAGTTATTTATACTTTACCTTAAACATTATGCAACCACTTGAAGAATGTACAATGCCCCTTCTAGGGTATAATTATTGTGTTGATATTGGATATGCAATACATCCCGGTGTCGATTTTGGCACACCTGGTACAACAGATAGGGGGAAACCGATCCGATCAATCAAGAGGGGAAATGTAGAATTTATCCAAGGCGAAGATTTAAAGAATAGTAACGGTTACGGGCGTTTTGTTGTGGTTAAGCATGTAGATGGTACCTACTCCCTTTCAGCGCATATGACAGCCTATACAGAGGGATTGCAAGTCGGTGACAGAGTGAAGGCAGGTCAAACTATTGGATATGTTGGTGGTTCTGGGACTTCGGAATATACTTACTCAGATCATTTACATCTTGAAGTATTCGGTGAGAATGTTGCACAACTTAAGCGTGATTATAAGATTCCTTGGGGATTCTATCCTACGAAAACAAGGCTCAAATCTATGGGTGTTACTGATTATAAACAATGGGTCAGGGATAATTATTACAATCCTTGGAATCATCTTGAGGCACAGCCTGTTTCGGAATGGGCGGAAACAGCGTATGAATATTTAACAAAGAATGAAATTACTGACGGCACAAGGCCACGAGATAACCTTACTCGAGAAGAAGCTTGGGTAATGTTATGGAGATTAGATAGGGTGCAGAAACAATATATTAATAAAATATTCCAAGAGCTTCGCGAATGGAAATAATTAAATCAGTTGTATTTTATATTGAATTACTAATAAGAATAATAGTCGATATTTTGAACTATTTATTTAAGCTTGCGGTTTGGGTAGGTGCTTTTCTTATGCTTATAGGAGTTGCTAAAGTTTTACTTTATGCTTGGGACAGTATAAGTATTTGGATTAATTCACTCATCTAATCCCGTTGCAAAATATTCAGGCTCATAACTATCCACGTTTTCATCGGGCAATATAATCTCATTCATCAAATATAGCTCATTATTGCTCTCTACAGCGTTTTTTTGTTCAGCGAGCTGTATGAGTGCCCTTGCACCACGAAAACAAGCGTCGCAGCTTGTATTTGGGAAAATAGGGCATTGTGAGAATTGAGGGAAGTGTTTTTGCAGTAATTGTCTAAGTTGTTTATTATCCATACATGAAAGCTAATAATTCTTGATATAGAATAATGTTAATTGCAATTGAAAGCAATAATAGTAGAAATAGAATATATTGTATTAAGAATTTGATCATTCATTAATTACATCTTTAATTTTTACCATTGTTAGGTTCTGTACCCCGTCAATATAACTGCATCCTATTACTTGATATGTTCCGTCCTCGCCTAGCAGATGGTCGCCAGCAACGAGATTTTCTCCGTTAATGACTTCGTTTTCTATAGGGTCGTATGGTATGAATTCTTCCATGTTTAGTTTAGGTTAGCTTTTAAAATATCCTGTAGTTTCTCTCTTATCTGGTCTTTTACATCCTCGAGGATTCTCCGTTCGTAGCTTCGTAGTCCTCCACCCGCTTCAGGAGTACCGTACCATCCAATCCTATCAAACAGTAGTATCTCCGAGATTTCATCATCGGCTTTTTCAAGCTCCTCAACAGGAAGGTCAAGGTCTAGTTCGGAGTAGTGTGCGATTTTTTCGGAGAGGGTCATATTGGTTTAATAGGTATAAAATAGGTATAGTTTAAGTGTAATTATACTTAAAATAATGATTGCACTTCTGATTTGAAGGCTTCGTTGAAGATATGTAGCCCCGTTTCAGGTTCTACGCAATTTCTTAAAGCCTTGCGTTTGTCTATCCCTTTATAATCAGCCAAGTCAAATCCCTTTCTAGCTTCGAGATTGTTAATAGTCGCCATGTGGTCACGAGATTGCTTTTGCATAGGTCTGATATAAAAATTAGTCCAGAAATAGTGTTTGTTTATCTCGTAAGGCTCTATCAATGGCTTATACCAAGACACAACATTTTCGATACACCATTTGCAGTTGTTCTTGAGATAGCCTTGTAGTAGTAAGATTTCTTCGTATAGTTCCATGTCGGGATAAATAGGTTCGTTCTGTCCACTAGCCTCAACACCTAACTCTTTTCGTATATGGCTATGACTAGGGCACGGCGGGCTACTCCATATAAAATCAAACTCCTTAAAGTGTTCAAGTAGATACTGGTGTGCGTCTGCTACTATCACCTTGTCATTCGGGAAGAAGTCTTGATATATAGAAGCTATTTTTGGGTCTAATTCGACAGCAGTAATCTCATGCTCGTTTCCCCAGAGCTTCCGGTTCCCTCCCAGTCCGCAATATAAGTTTAGTATTTTCATTTTGTTAAAGTTATCTTGCCGCAAACGGAGCAAATCCGTAATCTAAATCCCTTGATATACTTATCCAACCGCTTCCAGCCCTGCTGTTCAATCCATTCCTTTCTGTCCTCTGGTTCTCTTGGTACATCTCCGAGGGCTGTTGCATAGCAGTTGTGGACTACAAGTTGCTCTGTGCAGTCTTGAAGGCTGGATGATTCGCAGTGATGACGATAATTTCTCATTGGATTATTGCTTTATATGTTTTGCCGTCTAGTTTTACTTCAACCTCTTTACCTGCTAGAGAAGGCTCGCTTACTGATACGCCGTTTTCTGTGATTTGCATAGTTGTTTGGTTTATAGGTTTATTTTCTTTTGCCTGTCTTACGAGGTGTGCAACCTCCACGACCTTTGTTTGCTCGTCTTCCTTTACCTGAGCCGTCACGTTTTGGTGTTCCTTTTTTCATAATACTTAGGTTAAATTATACCTTATTTTCAAAGATTTTTCAATCTGTCAATCGTCTGGACCAGTACCCTCCGCCACGATCCGCCTCCGCTTGCTGTTGCCATGTGCTTTTCTATTTCCCTAACTGTTTCCTTCCGTATTCTTCTGCCGTATTCTCGTACTATATCCTTCTTCTTAGCGTCTTGAAGTATGTCCAGTTCTGAACATAGAAAGTCCCAAAAATCTTCCATTATAGTAAATTGGTTAATGCTTGTTTGGCCTCTAGTGTCATTTAGTTTTTGTTAAATCTTTTTTTATATTCTAAATCTACTTTGTACATCTCTATCCAAGTTCTAAGCTGTAATTCACGGATACACTTATTGCAACGTGGTTTGATGTTTATATCAATGTCAAAATCTATTGTATATAATTTCCGTCTTTTACCACAATCGTGGCATTTCCCTATAAGTGTTTTCTGTTTTGGTTTCATAATGATTTGTTTTAAATACAATCTTCACAAGTACCGCATATAAACTTACCACCCTTCACCTTCCCGCAACAGTCGCAAAACTGTAGCTTGCCACTCTCTATCTCCGCTATAACCTCACGCCTAGCTTATTCCCTCTGCCTAGATATGAAGGCTTTGAGCCTGCCGTAATCTTTCTTATTTACAATAGTGCATAATCCAAATGAACCATACGCTTCTTCGAATTCTTCCTCCCATTGTTCTGTTTTAGTCATTTTTAGATTTAATTAGTTTAATAAGTTTCTTATACTCTTTGATCTCCCTTTCGCACCATGCGATTATCGCTTCGGGATCGTCTTTGAGCATATCGTATAAGTGATTAGCTCCTGTTTCTTTAGGCATTTTTAGGTTGGGTTAAGGTTAGAAGTTAATTAAAGGTAGCTTCTATTCCTCACACTCGTTGTATATTTTGTTGATTTTATAAAGAAGCTCTGCATCATCTATCTCTTGCAATGGAGTTGCTGATTGTACATAAGTTGCATCGCTACCTCTCGGCTCTTTCCATAATTCCATAGGTGAATAAGAACCATTTGAAAAACTGAAAGATTCTCGTTCTTTGTCGTAAGTACCAATACGGAAGCTGTGTATTTTTCCGTGTGCAGCTATTCCGCAGAGATACAATGATTCTAATTCTTGATATTTCATATTTACAAGTTAAGGTTAAAAATAAATTCTAAAAGGTTTCGTGCGTTGGGGTCTCTTAGCTCTGTTTCGTAAAGATGTCGCTCTGCTACCTTGTCGCCATAAACATAACAAGCCCCTCCCGGCATTCTCTCCTTCTCGTAAGCACCACATCTTATACAGCTTCTCTCCCAACCGCTAGCTTCTATAATGTCTTGGAGGGATTTGTTGCAACCACCTGCCAAATGCCATAGGCAACAAATTTCTATGCTTCTCTCCCCGAATCCATAAGGGTCTTGGTCTCCTTTTTTGTCTTGTGTCCTCTCAAGCACATCACCGATCCTGCAATCTTCTCCTAGTTTTTCGAGAAGCTCATCTGTTTGTTTTCTATTTGGCGTCATTGGGAGGTTGGTGTTATTTCGCCTGTCTTAATAAGCTGATACATATAATCAAGTGGCACTATTCCCTGTGTGAGCTTATCTTTCTCGTAGAGCCTGCAATATTCATCGAGTATCTCTTGTGTCAGCTTATCCCCTTCTTGGTTTGGAAGCCTTCCTTTAACTCTTAGGAATATGTCCACCCTCTCGAAAGATAGAGTGGCGGGATATTCTTTCCTTCTCTCAATACGAGCTAATTCATTCTTTATGTCCTGTACAGTTGCACGTTGTTTCTTTTTCATTTTTTTATACATTACGGATTATAAATTCGTTCATTGCATTGATTACATCTTTGCGTTCAGCGGAACTCACATAAAACATATTCCCGCCCTTTCCGTAGTCAAACATCATAAGCATAAAGCCCATACCTGTTGGCGTACCTTTTTTCAATTCTTCGCCTGTCTTACGTAAAATCTCTTCTACTTTTTTATTTCTGACTTGGAAGTTTTGTTTTCTATTTGGTGTCATTGGAAGAGGTGTTAAATGAGAATTGCGAAGGTAAAAATTCAAATCTTACATCCTCATAATTTCTCTTGAAATTATAAACACTTTTAAGTCCAAATTTGTTTTGTACATTCTTTTTAAATTCTTCCTCTAGTTCTTGCAATCGCTTTTGTGCAACTGAAATATCCTTGACCCACTTATCCCATTCAGGAATATCTCTTTTCGCAATCGTAGCCCTATAAGCCTCTGAGCTATATTCGGTACAAGGTTGGTATTTCACTGATGAGCTTTCTATTTCTCTTACAGAGTCCTTTTCTACTCCTTCCCCTACGACAATTTCAATCTCCAAAATCTCTTTAATTTCAACGACAAACCCTTTATATGATTTCGTGTAAGCTCTTTGTAAATCTGCTATTCCTGAATATGATTTGACAATAAACTTATGTAGAACTTCGGGTATCCCCTTTCGGGTTCGCCTAGTGATAGCAACTTCGTATACCGATATATCTTGTTTTGTTTCCATAATACTTACTTGGTTAAATTATTGGGTGGGGGTTAGGTATATATAGGGTATCCACAATTAGGACAATAATCTTTGTCAGCTCCATCGGTAAATCTATCATATTCATCTGACTCGCAACCTGTATGACATTGCCAGCAGTAAAATGTTTTAGTTGGCTTTACTTCTGTTTTTTCCTTCATGCTGTTTAGGTTAAATTATTTCGTTCCTTCTCAAGGTCGGCGATTTCTTCGTCAACCTGTGCGCCGAAAGTAAAGCGCAGGAACTTCAAGATATATATTAAGATTAGTTTCATAGTAGGTTATATTCCTTTTGAAGCTCTTCATAATTCCGTGTCGCACCACAACGATCACATCGTACTTCCATTACTGTTCCCCTCGGTAAAATCTTCCGAGCGAACTTGAAGAAGCCTTTTTGATCTTCATATCCACAGCCCTTACAGCGCATGGTGATTACTTTGTTTTGATGTTGTACGAGTTCAATCATCTTAATTTGTGTCAAAAGACTTGATATAAGCGATTATATCCGCACGATGGATAACCCACCAAGGGCGAGCTGAATCAGAGCTGTTAACAGCCTTTATACGCCCATTACGGACATGATCACGGAAGGTTCTCTCGCATACAGGTACTATACCCATTCTGATTATCTCCGGGGGTTTATACCATTCCTTAGTGAGCTTTTTTTCGATTGTCTTGAATTCTATCATTGGTTAAGTGAGGTTAAATTAAAAGGGAAGGTCGTCTTTTTCTACATCTTTTACAGGTTCTTCAGAAGTTTCCAGTAATTCTTTTTCTTTCGTCTGCACACTTTCATAATACTTCGCTAATCCTTCATCAAGTTGTCGAGCAATAGGAATGGCTTTCTCTATAGGGTATTCATCGCCCATCTTAAAATGCATTTGCTTATAGTGATTAGTACCTGTTTTCTCGTCCGTTAAATGCGAAACAGTAAATAGATGGGGTCTTAGGGTTTTATCGATTGCACCCTTGACCTCAAACCAACTTCCCAAGTGTGCGCCCCCAATATTCCAACGATATATTCTTTCGTTGTAATAGACATATACGCTATGAGTGAACTTGAGCTTGTACTTATCTTTCAACTCTCGGTACTCACCTGTTGCAACTTCTTCGCCATCTGAATTATTAACTGTGATAAGATCACACTCATTCACTTCCCTGCACCAATATTTGGCTTTTTCTGTTTTCTCATCATAATCAGTACATCTTATTTGTACCCGGACTCTAACGAGCAGAAATTCAGCAGTATCAATATTGATTTCTTCCTTAATTTCGTTTCCATATTCGTCATAATGTATAGCAAAGAGTTTTCCATAATCAGGATTTTCCTTGCCATCATTCCCTAAAGGGGAATTTGCGAGCTTAATCGTATTGGTACGATTGCCCTGCCCTCTGTATTGAAGGCTGTTCCATTCTTCAAGAGCTTGTTGCTCTTTGTTGGCTAGTGCTTTGTCGTTCATGTTGTTTGGGGTTATTTATTAGAACGAATTGACATATATTCAGTTTTATTAAGAATCCATCCCTCTATTTCTTCACCTGCTTTTATTCTTTCTTCGATCTGTTTCTTTTTAGCGGGGTCAAATATAATACTTTTCCTAACAGCTCTTGAGAATGTTGCTTCTTCTGTTTTCCAACTCTTAAGCCTACTGCCTCGCATTGCTTCCATAAGCCTTAATGTAAGTTCCTCCTTCTGTTTTTTGGTTGTACTGATCTGTTCTTTTAATTTAACTACTTCGGTAATTTTACCTAGTAATTCTTCGAGCTGATCTTCATAGTGTTTTACTTCTAATCGGGCAACGACTATATCGTTGGCAATTTCATTTAATTGTTCGACTTCCATTTTGTTTGGGGTTATAGGTTTATTATATAGCAAGGGTTGGCATAATGCAAACTATTTTTTAGTGTTTTTCTTGTAGTGTCCTTTCTGGGTTGCAAGAGTATTTCCATCATCAATTAAATCTATAGTATGAGGATAAAGCCTATTCCTTATCTGTTCTTCTGTCATAGGTCGCCACTCCATTGTACCTTTTGGCGAAAATAGATATTTCATTTATTGAATTTGTTAATATATTTATTATATTCCTTTTCCCCATTCGCTTAATAAAACACCGCTTGCTTTATATAAAACATTGAAGGCTCGATTGTTAAATAATTTATTTGCCTGTTTTTTTGACAATTCATGAACAATTTTGGTGGCGAAGTTAATACCTTCTAATCTGCCGAGTTGATAATCTTTGTTGTTTTCCATAATGTTTGGGGTTAAATTTTAGATAATGGTTTTTCTGAAAAATAAAGGTCGCGCTCTATCCCTAACCCGAATCTTCCTTTAATTGATTCGAGTTCTGTAAGTGAAAAATAACCAAGTTCCTTTTCTAATCCGTGAACCATTCCAAAGAAAAGCTGTTCTTCTGGTATGTATTCAGTGGCAAACCAAGTCCAACCGCTTTGTGGGTCAAAGAATTTAGCAATAACAAGAGGGTCTTTTTCATTTTCTTGTCGTCCGATTTTTTTAAATCGAGCTTCTAATGCTTTTGTTAGTAATTTCATTTTGTTTGGGGTTATAGATTATTATATCCTGGAGGTATATTCCCGCTAGGATATTGCTTGGTTTTAAAAAGCCCTTGTCTATTAAGATCACGCAATTCAAGTCGGAGGTCAGCATATTCTTTATTATGTAGCCGTTTCTGCTCCTTAGCATACTTGAGGATTTTTGTAATGATTTTTAACATAGCTTTTTATTAACTGTAACACTTTCCATTATATACCAACCAATGTAGCAATGCAACCCTTTTTCTGGCAATGACTGGCAATAACGCTTTACAATAACCATAAATATATTTTAGTTATAGTAGTCATCTCCACAATAGAAGGGTTCATTAGGTTCGGGGATATTGACACCATACTCAAGAGAAGCCCATGACCTTACTTTTGACATATAATCCTCCCATTCTACAGTTGACATTTTTCTTGTACTTCCGACTGTTGGCGGGTCGAGGTCTTTTTTCCTTAAGAACTGCCATTTAAGAGCTTCGTGCATTTCATCATTATCATAGCCGAAATAATCGCATAGGATTGATATTACTACACCCCAATAATAGCGGTTCTGTTTATTGCTTCGTTTCCGTTTCTTGGATTCAACTAATATTTGCACCTCTTTCCCTTCGAACTGCTGATAGTATTCTTTGAATCTATCGGGATGATTAACTGCAAGCTGTCCTTTTTCTACTATTCCGTAGAATAGTGGTTTGGGTGGTTTCATAATATTGGTTTATAGTATCGAACATTATCAAGATCATCCCGGGAATTTATTGTAATTGCCCCCGAATGTATAAGGCGATGACAGACCGCACATACATTTACCCCATTATCTATATTAAATCGTTTTTCCGGGTGCGCTCCCTGACTAGCAATATGATGACCGCATAATTCATTTCTATTTCCCCATTTCTTACACACTTCACATTTCCCGTTTGCACGGTTGTATATTGCTTCATGCCATTTTTCTAAGTTCACCATAACTGTATTCTATATTATATACTGCAATATGGCAAGGAGTTTTTTCTTCTGGCAATTTGGGGTTGCATTGTTTGCTATCCCGTGCTATAATGGAGTAAAACAGCCACTTTAAAATATATTAAAAAATCTAACAAACAACAAAATGGAAAACCCAAACATCCAATTTCCCGATTACATACAAAAGGGAAAAGACGCTCAACCGGCGTATAAACTGGTTAAGAAAATGGGAATGCTCTTTGTAGGGCTTCTCTGTTTTGCCCTTATATTATGGGGCGCACAGTCCAACACAACGAACGCTAATGTGACAGAGGAGGATTATTACTCTTCAACCACTATTACGGCGCAGACAGCGTATAACAGCGCAACACTTTCGCGGATAAGCGCAGAAGAAGCTTTAGCCCAAGCAGAAGTCGCCTATGACAACGCTTACTTTGCAGAAGCTAATAGCATGAAAGCTCTCGCCATGGCTAAGTATTCAGATTTATTGGTAGCAGGATATGATGTATGCTCCGACAGAATGTTAGAGCTGGGGGAGAAAGCGGGGGTTGAGAAGCCTGCTTGTGATTTTCAGTAGAAGCGGGATCTTCTCAAACTATAGAAAAGAATGTAACCTTTGCGCCCTATGAGGATAAAGAGGGCGCAAAAGGTACATACTGCTATAAAAAGAATGTAGATGAAGATCAGAATCAGTATGTACGATATGCCTCTATGATTAGCGGAAACGATATAGACTTCCTGGCTACACTAGACGCTGAGAATGGGCTTTTTTCACCCGATAGACAAAGCGAAGTATTCATAGACGGATGGAGAGAACAGAGCTACGGTTTCTGCCAGATAAACGCAATCTTCCACCCTGAAATAGTCAACGATGAACGATTCTTTACAGACCCTTATTGGCAACTAGACAAATGTTGGGAGATGTACGAAGGAGGCACAACTTTCTACGGATATAATAACAGGTGGAAAACTATAGATAATTTTATTTGCCCCTAACCCCTAAAACTATGAAAACACTTTTAGAAATGCTTGCTGAAATAATAGGTGTATCGTTTGGGGTTGCAGTAGTATATTCGATGTTCTTTGCTATCATTGCCCTACTAGAAAAAGCTATTGGCGCAGAAATAGTGGTGGGAATCCTTGGAGCTTTAATAGCAATATTTGCTTCAATAGGCTTTATAGGAAGCTTTATATTCTACACAGAGTCCTTCAAAGAATGGAGAGAATTAAAAAAGGCTCCTAAAAAAACTTAACCCCTAAAACTATGTTTTTTTGTATCGTATTAAGGTTAGCAGAAGATATAACCGACACATCCACGGCTCCGCTTCTGCTTACCATAGGCTCGTTGTTTGCAATCGCTTTAGATGTAGCAATAATCGCAAGCCTATTACATTACTGTGGAGCATTCTAACCCCTAAAACTATGTCAATAATGCTATGCCCCAAAAATAAGCTTGACCAATCCCAAGGGATTAGATTATAATGTAAATGAAATTAACTGTCGGCACAAACTATGAACGCATATTTTTTTATTATCAACGACCCCGCCAGCAGGCATCAGTGCCGACAATCTCTTATGCGTTCAACTGCTGGTGGGGTTCTTGTTAATAACCTCAAATAATATGGAAGACGATGTAAAAGCCTTTGCAGTTTGGCTCACCGCAAGGAAATATCTGCAAAAACTTGATAAAAATGCTTATTCTGATCTTAGATTATCTTTATTAGATGCGCACTTTATAACCAGAATGTCTGAACACTTTTCACTTAAAAACAAAAATGGATAGTCCACAACTAGAAAACGGACACTTTAGGATCGCCAACGAAATAGCGGAGGCGTTAGCACAAATCAATTTATCGAGTTACCAATCTAGGTTACTTTGGGCGGTGCTAAGAAAAACATACGGATTTAATAAAAAAGATGATTGGATTTCTAATAGCCAATTAGTAGAATCAACAGGTTTAAGAAAGCAACATATTAGTCGGGCAAAAAGAGAATTGTTTGACCGCAACATATTAGTAACCAATAGGGGTAACAAAATAGCTTTTAACAAGTTACACAAGTCATGGAAAGAGTTACCGAAAGGGGTTACTAGCCATAAAGTAACCAATAGGGGTTCTGGAGTAACCAATAGGGGTTCTGGAGTAACCAATAGGGGGGAACACAAAAGACAATATACAAAAGACAATATACAAAAGACAGGGGGGCGCGAGGTGATTCCGCCATCGCTGGACGAAGTAGTTGCGTATTGCGAAGAACGCAATAACGGCATAGATGCTGAGGAATTTATGGCGCATTATGAGGCGAACGGGTGGATGCGAGGCAAGTCCAAGATTAAAAGCTGGAAGGCGTGTGTTATTACATGGGAAAAGAAGCGGGAGAATAAAGACCCTCGAGCTAGAAAACCGAATGAGTCATGGTCGGATTGGCAATTGCGACTTGCAAAAACAGATAACCAAAAATAAAAATGAACAACTTACCGTCAGATCAGGAGGCAGAAAGATCAATTATTGGATGTATTTTTTCTGATTCGTCCATATTGAAAATGATTGATTTGGAGAAGGATGATTTTTATTTCACTAAGTATCAGATTGTTTTTATGTGTATGAAGTATCTGGAAACAAAAGGGATAGAGCCTGATTTAACAACGGTTGATGGCGAGCTTAAAAGGTCGGGCAATATGGACAAGGTTGGTGGTTCGTGGGTTTTAGCAGAAGCGCATTCTTCGGTACCAAGCCTTACGCATTTCGAGTCTTATGTGAAGTTAATTAAGAACGCATCCTATCACCGAAAAGCAATTTTGGGTATGCAGAAATTAAGTGAATATCTCAAAGGCGATTATAATTCAAGTGAGTTTGTTAAAAAGCTTGCTGATTTTACAGAGGATATTAAGCCAAAACAGGAAGGCATGCATGATGTTAATGGTTCTGAGATAGCGAATGATATAGACATATTGCTTGAATCGAGAATGGATTTTACTTGGGGAACTCAAAATTTGGATTATAAATTTTCACCTTTAAGCCCTTCAAAATATGTAATTCTTGCGGGTGAAACAGGTGTTGGCAAAACAACCTTTGCATTACATTTTGCAATTGAAAACGCAAAGCTCGGGCATAAGGTTTTATATTTATCTCTTGAGATGACAAACCGTGCATTGCTTATGAGATATGCAAGATCAAAGCTTAATATTTCAAAGGTTGACTGGAAGAAAAAGCAATACGACAAGGAAGAAATTAAGGAAGCAGTTGCCTCCCTTCCTGAAAATTTGGTTTTTAAGGATATTGAAACGAGCAGTGGTCAAATTGATTTAGAGCGGATTAAGAGCATGATTACTGATGGAAATTATGATATAGTTTTAATAGATAATTTTGGATTTATAGATTCTATTGGTAAAGATGAAAATGATAAATTCAAAAACATTTCAAGGTATATTGTTGAAATTGTTAAGAAGAAACCGATCATAATTGTTGCATTACATCATTTCCGTAAGGGCGGAGAAAAAGAAAGCCGGATTAGGAATATCAATGCTCTTATGGGAACCGCGAAGCTTGCACACGACATAGATTTTTGTGTGCAGGTTACAAGGGATATGAACCCTGATGAAGATGCAGGGCCGGAAAACAAAGCTGAATTATCTGTTGTTTTACAAAAAGATAGGGAGTGGGGAGAGTTCGCATTATCTAATATTTATTACAAAGATGGAGAGTTTACAGATCGATATTGAGTATGTTGAAAGCGAGGAAGGCTGGCTCGGGTATATAGATCCAGAAACAGGAGAAATATTTTATTCATAACCCCAAACAAAATGGAAAAATTCATCGACACACCGGTTGGCAAGCTTCCCGAATGGAAAGTTAAAAAGCTTGAAGAGCTTGAAGTGCTATCAGTAATTGATGGCGAATCAATCCCGATGTATGGTCGGAATTATTATCTCTTTATCGCTTGCTTCGTTAAGCGTGGAGCAAATTGGGACAGCATGTTACACGAGTTTGAGAAAACTCAAGACACCGACATACTCAAAGAGATTGGAATTGAAAGCTGGGCAGGGCTAATCAAACACTATTTATTCCATAACCGCCAAAAAACTAATACATAGTTTCGCTTACAGCCGTTTTTATTTTCAAGCGGGGGTAGCATACCTTTTCGCCTGGAAAATGCTTGTATGGGCATAAAAACAGCCATAGCGTTTAATATATATTCACTAATTAACCCCAAACATTATGTATCACAAAGTTATTGCAAGTTTTATGATTTTATTCGGGTTGTTTTTCTTTTCTAATGCGCTGACTGATATTCAGCTCGGATTTGGTTTTGTTTTGTTTCTGAACGGATTATATTTTATTAAAAATAAGAAAAATGACTAGAATTATCAAGTTTCGAGCGTGGGATGGGGAAAATATATTTAATCCAATATTTGTTTTAAATCAAGAAAATACTGAAATAAAGCCTGAAACCTTGAAGGATTTAAGATTTCAGGCAGAAATGGCTATGAATATTGCGATTGAGAATATGCAAAAAGAAGGGCTAGTTCTTATGCAATTCACAGGTTTACACGATGATAAACAGGGCAAAGAAATTTATGAAGGAGATATTTTGACGTATGATCATGTTGAAACAGATACTACAGATTGGTTGTCAAAGGGGTTATGTTATAATGATCTTCCAAAAAAAAAGTTTATAGATGAAATTGGGGATGTATTTTGGGATGTTGATGGATTTTGGGTGCGATGGCAAACTTCAGATGTGAATTGTACGCTTTGTGATATTGAAAATGTTAAAATTATTGGAAATATATACGAAAACCCTGAATTATTAACCCAAAATAAAAATGCAAAGGTATAAAGTATGGAATAATGAGGTGAAGGAGTTTGTCGATTCTCCTGTAGTAAGTTTTTACCCTGATGGTTCGGTTAAGGTAGTGCAACAGCAATCGGAAGCTCATATACCTAATTGCCGGATTTTTGATTGGGCTGAATGTTATGATAAAAACAACATCCCGATTTACGAAGGCGATATATTAAGGCTCGAAATTGGTGAAGATGAGTATGAATATTTTTTGGTGAGCAAAGGGGAAGGTAAGTTTAATGATAGCCATTATTTATATCGAGGATTCTTTGTTGAGCAGTATATTAACGGCGATATGGCGCAATTAAACGAGCGATTAATGATTGCAATGGATAATCCGAAGAATATTTATCCAATCTCCCGAAGTGCGGAGGTTGTAGGTGATATTATGACACAGCCTCAATTTTTCAATCCTTCGTTAAATTCTAAGTTCAAATTTAAGCGATAACAGCCCGAATTTGTGTTATAATAGCATTGTTTGGTATAATAGAGCTGATAGAAGTAATTATTTTGGTTGAAGATAAGCGAAAAACAGATAGAGGAGGCAATTTTAGATTACCTCCAAAGGTCGGGTATATTCTGTTGGAAGAACCCTACAGGAGCAACTAAGCATGTTGATAAGTATGGTCGGGAAAGATGGATGCGGTATGGGAAGAAGGGTAGTAGTGATATAATCGGATTATTGCCGGGTGGTAGATTTCTAGCTATTGAAGTTAAATCAAAATCTGGTATACTAAGCCCAGAGCAGGAAGAATTTTTACAGCAGGTGAACGAGAAAGGCGGTGTAGGAATTGTAGCAAGATCGGTTGATGAGGTTATTGAGGATTTCAGGGCTTTAGATATTGAGCGACAACTTACAATTTAACCCAAACAAAAATGCAAGAACCAGTTTTAACGGAAACAGTCGAAGCGTGGGTGAAGCTTCCTTTTACTGAAAAGAAAAAGGTATTTAGGGCTTCCGAGTGCAAGCGATTAGGTGTTAATTGGCAAACAAGGATTGTCGAAGTAATGCAGGAAGATAATACGGTGGATATTTATAGTGGGCTTTATTATTCAAAGGAGCAGATTGTTGAAAAGCCTGTAGTTGAAACGCCTCCATCTGGTATTTTAGTACCAAAAAAATAATGAATGTTTTACAAAAATTTTTAGGCAAGTTAGGGATTACCCCTTCGCAGGAGGGCAATGTCTTGCAATGGAATAATCCGAAGTCTTTTTATAGTCATTCACAAACAAAAGCCTATGAAACCAAAACAAAAAGAAAACAAGAGGAAGCCCTTAGAGCGAGGGGCTGAACATCTTGGAGAAATTTTCGGTAGAAATGCTATAACTACCGACAGATCGTATGCGCTCAAAATACCTAACAGAAATAACAATGGACAAAATAGATATTAGCAAGATTAAGCCTTATCCGAAGAACGCCAAAAAGCATCCAAAAGAACAGGTGAAAAAAATTGCATCTTCGATAAAAGAGTTCGGATTTAACCAGCCAATAGTTGTCGATAAAGACAATGTTGTCATAGTTGGACACGTTAAACAACCACTTATAAGGAAATGATCAAGAAATGCAAACAATGCAATCAGCCCTTCACAACGATTAAGGTATTATCAAAAGACAAGAAACATTTAAGCTCAAGAGAATTCTGTTCGGATTATTGTCATCAATTATACATTAAACAAATATATGAAGAAGGATAAAGAACCTGACGAACCGATTTCAAACGGTGAGAAACGGTATAATGACCCAGTAACAGGAAAGTTCACAGAGGGCAATCCTGGGGGTGGTCGTCCGAAAGGTAGTGTGTCTATAGTTGAGCTTATTAAGAAGAAGCTTGAAGAAGTTGCAGAGCTTAAGAATGACCCTAAGAATAAGAAAACTTATGCTGAATTATTGGTAACGAAGATGTTTTCTAAGGCTTTAATTGACGGCGATACAACTATGCTTAAGGATATTACTGATAGGATTGATGGTAAGCCGAATCAGACTATTAGACATGAAACGCCTGTACCAACTAAACCATTAAGCGAGGAAGCACAAGACCGCTTAAAGCAATGTACTGATGATAACGTATGAATTCTGGTGTGAGCAATTAGATAATATCAAGGAGGAGGAACAAGAGGAGTTCGTTCGGCAATCGCTTAGGTCTAAGAGTAATCTACATATATTCGGTAGATATTTTTTCCCTAGAATAATTACTGGTGATGTAGCTGATTGCCATAAGGAACTTACTGTTGATCTTGGTAATAGGAAAACGGGGGCGATTATATTCCCCAGAGGGCATGGGAAAACTACATGGGAGAAGATAGATACAATTCATGATATTGTATATAATATCGAGCCTGTTATTGTTTATGTAGGTAATACGCTTGGAGATGCACAGAAGCATTTTGAGTCGATTAAGATGGAGCTTGAGGATAATAGTTTATTAAGGCGTGTTTATGGTAATTTTGTACCTTCTGAATCGGATTATAGCCGTAAGTGGTCGAACACTCATTTTGAAACTACGAATGGTGTTAATGTAGTTGCAAGAGGTGCTTGCAAAGGGCGTGGTGTTAATATTAAGAATAACAGACCAACTAAGATAATTCTTGACGATGTAGAGGATGATGAGCAAGTTAGAAGTCCTGATAGGCGGGAGAAATTGCATAATTGGTTTTATGGAGTTATATACCCTTCCCGGGATTTTCAGAAAGGGTTTGTTAAATGGATTGGTACGGTTATACATCCCGAAGTAGAAGTTAAGAAATTTTATAATAAGTTCGGAGGAGTATTTAAGACGTGTACTGTTGATAATAGATCAATTGAAGTTAGCGAACCTATATGGCCCAACTATTTTACTAAGGAAAAACTGCTTGCTGAAAAGGAGGATATAGGTACGGCCAAATTCAATCAGGAGTATATGAATGACCCTATTGATGATGAAACGGCACGATATAAGCGTAAATGGATTGAGAATAATTATTATACCGAATTACCTGATAAGTGGAGAGAGTGGTGTATGATTGTTATGGCGGTTGACCCTAATGCTTCTGCTAAGGCTTCGGCTGATGCGATGGGGATATGTGTAATGGCTTTAGATAGGCGTGATTTCAAGAGGTATGTTTTAGATTCTTTAGCAGTTCGTTTGACAATTGATAAACAACTTGAGATAATTAAGGAGGTATATGATAAATGGCAACCTTCACGGCTTGGTATAGAGTGCGTAATGAATCAAAGAGCACTCTATGATTTAGCACTTGTAGACCCGAAGAATATGCGTTTGCAAGAGCTTAATCCAAGAAGTAAGGATAAGATTACAAGATCGAGTTATGTTGAGCCGTTGGTTGAAGCGGGGAAGGTCAATTTTTCACCTAGTCATCAAACATTATATGAAGAACTCATCCAATTCCCTAACGGGGCACATGACGATACAGCAGATGCGTTCTTTTATGCAAACCAAATGTTAGATGAAATAGGTGTTTTGAAAATCAATTCAGAAAAGACCGGCTCAATTGCTGGTAACATACGAAACAAAAAATTCTAATGGGATTATTCCAACAGTTAAAACAAACATTCTTAGCGGATAAAGCTTCAAAGCGTATTCGCACCAATCTTGGACAGGAAATAGGGCGTTCCGGTACTGAAATATCGGGAGGTTATATTAGCGATGATGATAATTCGGATTTCAATAATACACAACAGATTGCTATTTACGATAAGATGTTAAGGACAGATGGTATGGTGAAAGCCGCAATTGATGCGATGAGGCTTCCTATATTAGCGACAGAACGGCGCATATTACCTCCTGCAGACGACCCTGATGATACAAGAGGCACAAAAGCGCATACCGAAGAAGCAATGTTTGAGAGGCTTGATTTTGACAAATTCTTATTAGAGGCTTTGAATTATCCTGCTTATGGATTTTATTATTTTGAGAAAATATTTGAATTAGTTGATGGTAAGATTTTTTGGAAGAAATGGGCGGGGCGTGTACCTACCGCGCACGAGGCTTGGGAGATGCATTCTGACCCTAAGACGCCGGGGGTAACACAACAGTTACCTTCTAACGATTATCCAGGATTTAAGGATACGGAAAATCTTACGCCTGAAATTCCTATGAGTAAGTTGATTTTATTTATACATCAGCAAACAGGGGATAACTATGAGGGTATATCGGCATTACGACCTGCTTATAAGCACTGGTATATTAAGGATAATTTATATCGTATACAGACTATTAAGCAGGAAAGAGGTGCTGGGATATTAATTATCAAGCTTCCGAAGGGTTCAAGTGAGGATGATATTGATAAGGCGGAGGATTTAGCGGAGAATTTTAGATTAAACGAGAAGTCTTATATAGTTTGCCCTAATCCTGATTGGGAAATTGAAATACTTGGTGTAGGCGGAGGGGGTGGCAAGGATTCTGTTTCAGGTAATGATTTAGTTACACATCATAATCGTATGATAGCGATGTCGGTACTTGCTCAATTCTTAGAGCTTGGAGGTGGTGATACAGGGTCTTACTCATTATCGAAAGACCAATCATCCTTTTTCACTCTTGGATTAAGGGCAGTTGCTGATAATGTAGCTTCTGTAATCAACGAGCAAGCTATTAAGGAATTGGTTGATTTGAATTTCGGGCCACAGAAGTATTATCCGAAACTGGAATTTGCGGAGGTAGGTGATATTGATTTCAAAGAAACAGCAGAAGCCCTTGAGAAGCTTGCTAATAGTGGTTTTGTAGTTGTTAATGATAATGTTAAGAAATGGGCGCACGATCAATATAAATTGCCTAAGCTTACTGATAAGGAATTGGAAGAAATGAAACAACAGGAAGCGGAGGCACAGAAAAAGCAAGAGGAGAAAGAGAAACGAGCAGAAGATTTGAAGCGTGAAGTTATGAAACAATCTAACAAAGAACCCGATGATGTTGACAAGGATGTTAAGGAGGTTCTTAAAAAAGAAGAGCCTAAAAAGCCTAAAGAACCTTCGGTTAAAAAAAAAAGATTAGCTGAAGAGCGATTATTTGATTATAAGAGTTTTCGCCCTCTTACATTCGCCGAGAAGCGTGTTAATTTTGCTGAACAGAAGAAGCAATGGGATGCACAGGAGAATGAGGTGCGGGTATTATTATCTGAATACACAGCGAAGCAGAAGGATGCTTTATTTAAGCAGATCGAATCGGCGATGAAGAATGAAGATGTTAAGGCTGTTAAGGATTTAACGGCTTCATTATCGACTCAGGCTAAGAAGGATTTAACTAATCAGGTTAAGAAGTCTTATGAGTACGGACAGACCGAGGCTGCTGATGAGATTTCTACAACACCACCGGCAACTTCTGATAATGCGCTTATAGAAACACAGGTCGATAATATTGTTGAGGAGCGGAATAATAAGATCACAACCGAAGTCAAGAAGTCGGTTACTAATAGTCTTGCTACTGGTATTGGGGCTGCTGCTGCTTTATTTGCTGCAAGCCAGGTATTTGACAAGGCTGCTAATGTTACAAATGAGGCTATTGCAACAACAGTTATAGGTGAAGCTTTTAATATGGGGCGTAATTCAACTTTTACTTCGGCTAGTGGGGGGATTTATGCAATGCAGAGGAGCGAGATTTTAGATAGTGCTACCTGCAATGTTTGCATGAGTATTGATGGGCGTGTAGTTGACAAGAAAGACCCTTTTTCGCAATTGGGTTTAGTGCATAGTCGTTGTAGGGGTACATGGGTGGCTATATTGCAGACAGACGAAGATTTGCCGAAGGTTACAGGCGTTCCTAAGTCGATTAAGAGCCGTTTTGAGGTGGTTGAGGGTGTACCACAGGCTAATGCTTTTAAACAGCTTAAAAACCCTAATATAACCAAGTCTTCTAGGGCGCAACAAAAAATTGATGATGGAAAAATCGAACAATGAGCAATTACTTAAAACATTTGCTTGTAGTAAATGTAAAAGACTATTATGTTTGCACGATGTAATAGAAGGTAGTATAATAGAAGTGAAATGTCCCCGTTGTGGGAATATTGAGAGATTAAACAGATAACCGCAGAGAAGCTCTTGAAGCTCGGATAAGTGCCGGGTTTTTTATATGTAACAAAAATTCAATATGAAAAAGGATAAATATTCAAAACAGATTAGGCTTTTATGTGAAGTCTTGGATGTTAATTTTGCTGATATAACTGATGATGATATATATTCGCAGAAATATATGATACTCAAGACAGGGCAATATTATGACCCTCGTTATGGGGATTTCAAAGTTACCCCTAAGCTACTTGAAGCTCTTAAGAAGAATTTTGATGATAATGTGCTTGGTATAGATGTTGCGATTGATCTTAATCACAACCCTGCAGGGGGAGCTTTTGCATGGATTAAATCGCTTGAGATTGAAGGCAATGCGTTATATATGGTGATTAAGGATGTAACAGAGGAGGGTAAAAAGATTCTTAAGGAGAAAATATACAAGTATTTTAGTGTTGAGTTTGGGATTTTTGATTGTGTTAAGAAGGGCAAAAAGATGTCAATACACGATGTATTGAAAGGTGTTGCTCTTACCAATAGACCTGTAATCAAGGGGATGAAGCCGACTTTTATGTCGGAAGATGCCCCTGTTAAGGATTATGTTTCCAATTTATTCTATAACGATTCAAACATGGATACATTCAAAGTATTCGCTGACAAGCTATTATCGGAAGATAGTATTAGTGCAGGAGATTTTGAAACTCTGAAAGCAATGCATAAAACATTGTCGGAGGAAGATCAAGAAGCTACTGCCGAAACGCTTGAGAAAGCGGAAGAAAAGGTTGAAGAAGAAAAGGAAGAGGTAGAGGAGGAGAAAGAAGAAAAGGAAGAAGAAAAGGAAGAAGGTGGAGAGCTTGCTTCTAAGGTAAGCGAACACGACAAGGTGCTTTCTGAAATTACAGCAGAAAAGCGTTTGTCAACCATTACCCTATCAGAGAGTAATGCAAAAGGGTTTTCTCTAGCGGGAGAAAACAAAAGCGAACTTGAGAAATTCATTATAACATTAAGTGAATCTCAATTTGCACAGTTTAAGGCTCTTATCCCGAAGGTAACAACTTTTGCAGAGGATAAGGAACTTGGACACGGTAAGAAGGTTGAGGCTTCAGATAAATCTTATGATGATAAGGTTGATGAAGCTGCCAACGAATACATGGAAAAGCACGAAGGCGTTTCTTATGCAGAAGCGGTCAAGGTTGTTTCGCCAGGTATTAAGGAATAATTTTATTTTCTAACACAACTTCAAAATGAGTGTTGAAGCAACACATGGTTACCCAGAGGCTTCATTTGAGGCCGAAGAAGCTATGGCTAATCTCTATAGAGGGATTAAGCTAGGTACAGGTGCTAATCAAGTGCTTTTAAATGCAGCTAATAGCACAATGGGCATTGGTGTTAATCAAGTTACTGCATCGAGTGGTGGTCCGGTTACAGTTCAAGTAGCAGGATTTACTCTTGCTTATTGTTCAGGTGGTTGGACAAAAGGTGATAAATTGACTGCGGGTTCAGCTGGTGTACTTGCCACAACAACAACTGCAGCACATCTTGTTTGTGCAATCGCAATGGAAACTGTTAGTGATACTGAATACGGAGAAGTATATTTGGTTTCTCCTGCTTTGCGTTATGACAGCTTCTAAATTTAATTTTTTAACCTAGTTCTGAAATGCTTACACAACAAAGCAATGTATATACCAGTAAACCGTTGACTAACGTATCGCTGGCATATCACAACGAAGGTTATATTTGCGACAAGATTGCTCCTAATGTAATTGTTAAGCAAGATACAGGAAAAATCTATTCTTATGGGATGGATAGTCTACGTATAGTTAACACTTACAGAGGAACAGGAGGTCGATCAAATATAGTCGAAACAACGGTCAGTTCTGCTGATCACTATGATCTTGAAGATCATGCGCTTGGGGAATTCATACCTCAAGAGGTGTACGATAACGAGGAAGCTCCTATTAATGCTCGTGTTGATGTAACCGAGGCATTAACAGAAAGAATCCTTGTTGATAAAGAGAAAGCTCTTGCGGATGTAATTACTGCAACAGGTACTTACTCAAATTACGAAACTCTATCAGGGAATGACCAATGGAATGATTATGATAATTCCGATCCTGTTGAGGCAATTAAGGATTCTATTTCAACTGTTAGAAGTGCTTGCGGTAAAACACCGAACTCTTTGATAGTTGCATGGGATACTATGAATGCGTTGACATATCATCCTGTAATTAGAAAGTATTTCCCTGGTGCAACAGCAATTACTTTTAAGATGTTGAGGGATGCTTTACCAACCATTTTCAATCTTAAAAATTTGATTGTTGGTGATGCTCAATACAACAACTCTAACAAAGGGGGTACAGATACTCTTACTGATATTTGGACTGATTTTGCACTTGTTGCTTATATTGAGCCTAAGCCTACGAAAAAGAGTCGAACATTTATGTTTAATTATACTCGTAAAGCGGGTAGAAATGTTGAGTATTTACCGCAAGGCAAAGGAGGTTTAGAAACTATGGATAGAAAATCGGATTATGTTCGTGTTTCTGACAAGTATGACTTGGTTCTACTTGATGAAACATGTGCGTATTTATTCGATGACACACTTGCTTAGTTCCTAACACTTTTTAAACCATGCGTATTTCACAAGACCCGACTCCGAAAAAGACTATGCGTGTTTCTGAACTTCGTGTCAGGAATAAGGCAGGTTTGCCCGAAGATGTTCAGCATTGTCAAATGCTTAAAACAGTTCGGCATAACGGAGTTATTTATAGGGAGGGTACGATCATGACTGATCAATCTCTCCTGGAGTTATTTTGGAAGAAAGGCTTTATGTATGTGAATGAAGCTGCTCAACCTAAGAAGGTTGAAATGGCTGAAATTCCTATTACTGAATCTAAAGAGGAAGCTGTTGAAGAAGTAGAATCCGAAAAGGAGGATACGGAAGAAGCAGTCGAACCTAAAGAGGAAGCTGTTGAAGAAGTAGAATCCGAAAAGGAGGATACGGAAGAAGCAGTCGAACCTAAAGAGGAAGCTGTTGAAGAAAAGCCGAAGAAGAAAACTCCGAAGAAGAAAACATCCTCTAACACCTCTAAAAAATGAATAGAGATTTCGTAGGAGAGGTACTGGTATATGATGCCGCGCAATTAGGGGGATACTCTGATACTATCAATAGCCAATCTGTTAGCGTTCTTATGAAGGATGCTGATGGTGATATTCTTTTGTGTACTGGTACTGTAACCGTAACAGACGGCGGTTCTGGATATGCAAAGGGCTGTATTTATATCAAGACTGATGTTGCAACAGGAACTACCGGAAGGTATGAGAATGTTGGGACAAACATTTCTTGTAATTTTGATACAGTTGGTAGTACAGGAGTAACAACTCTAACGGCGTTGACAGATACATCCATTGCTACTCCAGCAAGCGGACATATCTTGATTTGGGACGGTAGTAATTCTTGGGACAATAAAGCTGTTTCGGGGGATATTACTATTTCCAATCTAGGTGTTGTTGCGATTGCGGCAGGTGTGATTGTTAATGCTGATATTAAATCAGATGCGGCAATTGCATGGTCGAAGATGGCATCTTCGACAGATATTAGCACAACTGGTACTGTTACAGACCTTACTATGACAAGTGAGGCGCAAGGTACATTGTTGCAATTCGATGGTACAAATTGGGTTGTGATAGGAGTTGGTTCATCAGGACAGGCTCTTGTATCTGGTGGTGCTGGTGCTGATTGTTATTGGGGTACTCCGACAGTAGGTAGTGCTTCATCACTTGCTAACAATGTAACTTGCGAGGCAGGTGCAAGTGATTACACTATTGATTTTGGTACGGCAGGAGGAGCTTATACTCTTACTGTTCCCGCAGTTGGTGGTGCAAGAACTTTTGCATTCATCAATGAAGCTCAAACCATTTCAGCTAATCAGACATTCGGTCAAACTAATCTCCATCTCCAAGGTGGTGATTCCAATGCAATGAACATTAAGGTTAATGAAACCTTAACAGGTGCAAAGACTCTTAATGTTAAGATTAATGATACTGATCGTACTATTGATCTTGGTGGCGATTTAACATTGGCTGGCGACCTGACAACTGTAACAGATGCTATTACTTTAACGGCAACTGGTGGTGGTTCAAGCGTTACGCTTCCTGCAAGTGGTACACTATTAGCGAATGTTTCAGAAGATGCTACTCCGCAATTGGGTGGTAATCTTGATGTTAATGGTAATGGTATTACTTTCACAGGTGCTACTGTTACCGATATAACTGGAGCTGATACAACTCTTGTATCTGGTACAGCAGGAACAGATGGGAATATCGTTATTTGGAATTCTGATGGTGATGTAGTAGACAGTTCAACTGCTGAAGCTGATATAGTTACTGGAGATTCGACTGATACTTTCACAAACAAGACATTTGATTGTGATGGTAGTGGTAACACTTTCGCTAACTTGAATGCTGATGAATTGGATAGTATTACAGGTAATACTTATGGTGTGCCATTTGTTATTCAGTACACACTCACAAACCAAGCATCAGCAGTCAATATCTACAGCTCAAATGCTCCTTTCAAGTTTAAGATAGTAAGGGCATATTCGATTTCAACATCATCAGATGGTGGAACTTGGAAACTGAATAATGGTGCAGCAGGTGCAGGTACAGATTTATCAGCAGCAGTTACTGTTGACGCAGATAGCGGTGATCTTGATGAGATGACAGAAGATATTGCTTCTGTAGCTGATAGGACTATTGCGGCGAATGGTAGTTTATCTATTGTTCCTGATGGTGGAGGTGCACTTGATTGCGAAATATTCATCGAATGTATCAGAGTAGATTAATAACTTCATATTCTTTAACCCAAACACAACATGAAGTTCTCATTCCACAACGTAGGTCTATGCGACATTGAGGGAAAACCCCTTGCAGACCAGAAAACCTACCAAAAACTCGGACAAGCTATCTATAGCTTTACTAAAAATCTTGATCTTGTAGACAAGGCAAAAGTTATCTACAGAGGAGAGGATGTAGAGCTAGAGAAAGTTGAGGTCGATGAAGTAGTGAGTGTCATAAATAATCCGCAGATAGGATTCGCGTCATTCACTAAGAAAGCGTACTTG